TTAAAAGTTGGCATACTTAGTAAATAGTTCAAGCTCTTTATTTTTCTTTTCAGGCTCGAGATGCGAGTATAGGTCCATTGTCATTTGTAAGGTTGAATGTCCTAATCTCTCTTGTATAACTTTATATGTCATACCAGCATTTAGGCATAAACTAGCGTGTGAATGTCTAAAACCATGAAATGATAAAGAAGTAAGTTTTGCAGCATCCTCTATCTTTTTTAGCCGGTAGTTTAGACCGTGGTAGTCCATAACATTACCTTGCCATGTCGGAAACACTAAAGATTGATGTGGATTTCCTAAGCTCATAAAATGTTTTTTCTGGAAGAAGTACCAACGTTTTAAAGTTGAAGCTGCTTTGGAATCAATGCTGATTACTCGATTACTTTTATTTGTTTTCGGTGTATCTTGTATAACAGTACGTTGTACTGTTGTTTTACTGACAGAAACTGTTTGATTATCTAAATCTACATCAAACCACTCTAAGGCCATAGCTTCGCCAATACGCAAGCCAGAAGCAACAAGCAAGCGTAGGAGAGCATTAAAGTATTGAGTGGACCATTTTGTATTGTCCAGACTTTCAATGTGTGAGAATAGCTCTGACAGCTCTGTTTTAGTATAAAAATTTACTTCTTTGTTTGGTTTATCAATTTTTACTTTAGGAATGATTACTGAATGACAGGGATTTCTATCAATTATTCCAATTGATAAAGCATGCTGAAAAATTCGATTAATTACGTTAAGTTGTAATTTGTAATCTTTTCCTGACCCAACATCCCGTTTTTGTTTTCCACCAAGAGGTTCTGCAGCATTCTTCGCCCATTCAATAACTTGTTTTTGAATCTGAGCAGTAGTAATTTTACTGATTCGCTTATTTCCAAAAGCAGGAATAGCATAAGTATCTAGGTTAGATCTCATTTGTCGTATTGATCCAACTTTTTGTTGCAGCTTATAAAGTTCAAAAAAGCTCTCAGCAACCTCTCCAAAAGTTTCGAGTGATTCTTTACCTTTGGTGTTACCATTCTTTTTAAAATTATTTTTCAGGCGTTCAAGTTCATTCTTGACGCCTGTTTTTGTACGTCCTCTGATGTCTGTTTTAACTTGCTTACCTGTAAGCACATCAGTACCGATATAAGCGCCACGGAGAATATATCTCATCTCTCCGCTTTTTGTTTTGTATTCTTTTATATTTAGCTTGTTCATGTTGATTCTCCTCTTTGCATTTGCCGTGCGCATAATGGAAAATCATGAAAATATTTAATTATTGAAATTTTGATAGCTGTAGTGGTTGTATGAACTGCTATTCTGGCTAAAAAATAATTATTTATTATTTTTTTTATTGTTAATTATGAAATCAATCGTGTCATAAGACCATTCATCTTTAGTTAAGCCATTTTTAAAGACAAGATAATCTATTATTTCGTTTTTGTCATTATCAGTTAGAATCCCTTTGTTAAAAAGCATATTTAAATATACATTTCCTAGGTAATCTTCATCGGTAAATGATTTCTGCTGTGCTTCAATTAGTCTATGATATTGTGCTTTGGGGGTGTTACTACTCGGATTTAACAAGTCAGACAGCTCTTTCAGGCTTATAATTTTAGGTTCTTTTTGCGTTCCTAATAAATATGCTTCATCTACCTCTAGCACTTCAGAGAGTTTTTTTATAATTTTTCTTTTGGGTTCTGTTGTACCATTTTCCCAATTTACAATCGTACGCTGAGATTTTACACCCATTAAATGAGCCAACTTATCCATAGTTAGCCCTTTTTTCTTTCGTGCATCTTTTATTCTTTCTCCAGTAGAACTCATATAAAAACCTCCTTTTGAAAATATTATAACATAAACAGCAAAAAAAATGCTGTTTACGCTTGATAAAGAAAAATATTTTCTGTATTATAAATTTACAGCAATTAAATTGCTGATTATAAGGAGGATATTTTGAAAGTATGGACAGCTAAACGAAGCCAACAATTAAGATATAAGCGATCAGATTTAAAGCTTACACGTAAAAAACTTTGTACTCTTTTAAAAATTGGAACTCACACTCTAAAAAAACTTGAGTCTGGGGAATGTAAAATAAAGCAGTCAGTTTATATAAAAGTTCTCGAATGGCTTGCTACTGATACACAAGAAATTAATAACAATTAGTCACTAACCAAGAATGAACGTAGGCAATCGGAAAACTTTTGCTAAACGTGGGTATGTCGCGTTAACCCCGAGACAAGTATTGATAAATGACTTCAAAGCCCAAGAAATGGCTATAAACTGCATGCCCTAACATAAAAATAGCATTTGCCGTGCGCAGAACCGAGAACCAAGATAAATGATCACAATTCTCGATAAACTAGTAGAAAACGAGGAAATAGTAAAAATAATTGAAAAATGACGACAAAAAATCCCAAAACTTTGGCGAGCCGCGGGATTTTAATCAACATGAGTAGAGCAGCTTGAATAAAGCTTTTCTACTCTCTATTTTACCATAATGAGAGGAATTTTCAATATGAACAAACCAGTAAACAAGGAAACTTATATCCTAGATGATTCTATCGCTTTTGAGCTTATGGACTTGTTAAAAGCCAAGGCCCGTCATTTTATCCAACTTAATGAGTATGTCTACCGCTTGTTTGACGGTCAATCAGTAGTGACTTTCACAACTTTAGAAAATGACATTCAAGTAGAAATGGTTAAGGGGTAAGGCATGAAATTTAAAACATTTGAATTAAATGCCTATAAAAGTAGGGCAGGAATAACACTTTCATTCGATAAGAAAGATAGAGGCTTAGGGATAATCACAAGCAAACTTTTTTACCTAGATTCTAAGCACCCTTTAAAACTTAAAATCACTAATAATCAAGCTGAACGCTACCATATCAAACAGGAAATCAAGCAAACAGATTATAAGGGGTGCGTTACAGAGGGAGTTATGACATTAGCTGACATCATTGAGGAAAAAATTATCTTGATGGACTATCACAACGCAAATAAAGAAAATTTTCAAGATTGGATGCGTGTTTTTGTTTATGGATACCTGTATGATGTGGCGTTTAATCGTGGTATTCGCCATGAAAGACAACGTAGAAAAACCAAGCACAAGGCAATGACAGCATTTGATATTATCAGTTCCGAAGATGTTTCAGAGCTTTCTAATGAGCTAGGAATTAGTGAAGATAAACTAACGTACGCAGTTATGGAAGTTATTTCTAAACGTAAGAATGGAGGCATGGCATGAGTATTTTATCAATTGAAGCAGAGCAAGAGCTGACTCAATCAGTATTAAGCCATGTGGATAAGTTAGTTGAAGCAAGAGTTGAACAAAGTCGGGAATTTCCCTATAAGAAAAAAGCTGATTTAAAACGGGAACTCTCAATTAATGAAGCTTATTATAAGAAGCTGGTTGTTGCTGGACTTCGTGAAGTTATCCTTGAAGAAGGAGATAAAACGGTTTGGGTCTCAAAGAAACAACTTGAGCAACTCATGGATCAATTGGCAGAGTAAGGGGGGAATATGGAACTTTTGACCATTCGTCTAAATAAAATAGTAGCTAAAAAGCTGATGAAAGGGGCAGGAGAGACATTGATTTTGGAAAAAGAAGATTTCTATCAATATGTTTATCTTGTCCCTAATAATATGAGTTTTAGCGGTCATTTTGATTCAGTGCTTGATATCAGCGTGAGTCAACATTGGGAGATTTTCAACTTTCTAACCTCAAAGTATCAAGAACTAGGCTATAAAAAAGTGCATTATAAACATCCAGCTCATCCATCAAATAAATTTATGAAGTTTCTTAATAAGCTGCAGCGTGACGAATCTGAAAAAGTCGCTACCGTTTATCAACAAAATACATTTGAGAAATTTAAAGATGAAATTGTGATGCACCAGGGCTTTTTAAATAGTAAGAACATGATGAAATTCATTATTTTAGGCAAAAAACACGGCTATAACTATAAATATCTCATGATGTGGGCCGTTTCAGAAATTGAAGCGACTTGTGAGGGAACTCAGAAAAAAGCCTTACTAGCTGATTTTATAAGTCTTGCGGATGAATATTTTGATGAAAAAGAAAGGGAGGTGTTGAGTGACTAATGTAGATGATGATTTTCAAAATATGATTAACAGCTACGAGGAAGAAAAAGCAAAAGCAGAGAGTAAGAAGTCAGAACAAAAACCAGCTCAGAGCGATAAAATCGTTAAAGTTAAATTTGAAGCTGAAAATTTTGCCGTCAATCAGTATGGTAAACCAAAAGTAAATTCTTTAAAAAACATAAGAATCGCCATAGAAAATGACAACATTTTAAAAAATCAATTTGTGTTTAATTCTTTTACACAAGAAATAGAAATCAGAACCCCTTTCAAGTTGAAAGGAGTAGAGATTGAGAATGATGGGTTAAAAGAGGTTTATATTACGGCTATTCTTGAACATTTTGAAGAAAAGTATGATGTTTTATTTGATAGTCGGCTTTTAGTCAATGTGATTAATAAAATTGCTTACGAAAATAAATACAATCCTGTTCAAGATTTCATGGAAGACTGTTACAAAAATTGGGATAAGGTCAAACGTGCAAGAAGTCTGTTTCCTGATTATTTGGGGGCGAAAGAAAGTGATTTAACCGAACGAATGACCAAACTGTTTTTTGTTGGGGCTGTCAGTAAGGTTTATCGTCCTCATGATAAGTTTGACTTTGTTTTGGATTTGGTAGGAGGCCAAGGCTCTGGAAAGACGACCTTTCTTACTAAAATGGGGCAAGGATGGTACACAGATTCAATGAAAAATTTTGATGATAAAGACCAGTTAGTCATGATGTTACGTGCTTTGATTGTGAATGATGATGAAATGGCAATCAGTAATAAAATACCCTTTGCTGATTTAAAGAAGTTTATCACTCAAACCGTGCTTTCTTTCAGGGCTCCCTATGGCACAAAGGTAGAAAATTATGCTAAAAACTTTGTCATTGCTCGGACAACCAACCATGAAGAGTATCAGAAAGACAGAACAGGGGCAAGGCGATTTCTTCCCGTTCATTGTTCAAAAGAGTTACAAAAATATCATCCTGTTTCTGATTTAGATGATGCCACAGTCCGTCAAGTTTGGGGCGAGATGGTTCACTACTACAAGGAAGGGTTCAGCTTTAAACTCTCAGAGGAAGAAGAAAAGCAACTCAATTTGGAACGGTCAGATTATGAATATTTTGATGAACAAGAGGAACTACTTGAGCAGTATCTTGAAATTCCGATTCCTACAGATTTCTATAAAGTACAAGGAAATAATACAAGGATGCACGAGCGGAGAGCCTATATTGGCTTTATTCTTCAATCTGGAGAAACACCTAAACATGAGTTTAGAGGGGAAATTAAACCAAGAGAATTTGTGACGGCTACTTATTTCTATTGGGAAGCAATGGGGATTGAGACGGGGAAAGGAACTGCTAAGATAGTTTCTAAGTTCAAGAACTCAATGAATAATAAGAACGGTTGGCAAAAAACGACTCGAATGGGGAAAAGAGGATACAAAAGAAAATAAGGTGCATTTAGTAATGCACCTAAAAGTTAAATGCACCTAATAAATGCACCTTACTAAAATCATTGATATATAAGAGATTATAGATACTAAGGTGCATTAGTGCATTTATATCTTAGTAAAATAATAGTTAGTGTTAATTATAAAAAGAGCTTGCTTATCACGGACACATAGTAAAGTTTTCAAAGTAAATGCACCTAATGAAAATATCGCTTTCAAAACTTGTCAAGCGTTGGTGCTATTTAGTTTTCAGAGGTGCATTACTAAATGCACCGCTGGAATCAAATGCACCTAAAAAGAGGAGAAAAAACATGAATAACAGTTACCCCAAATTATGGTCAAGAATCATGACTCAAACAATCGCAGAATTAAATAGAAAAAAGAATCTGACTCGACTAGACTTAAAACGTGGAGCATTAGCACTTGTAAAAGGCTTGAATGTACGAAATAAGAAAATCAATGCGGAAAGTGAAGCAGACTATATCAAAGCGGTTTGGGATAATTTCCAGCTTTATGAAATGGCTTTGTCAGTCATTGGAATGCTTAAGCCTAAAGAAGTCATTGAAACATTCCCAATTTACAAAAGATATGATGGTCATAAATACGAGACAAAAGATTACTTTAGTGTACAAAATTCTTTAGCAGCTTATGACCTGAATCAGCCCATCAATGCGGTGGATGACAAGGCCTTTGAGTTTCTTTGGGATTATGACAATGATGATTTAGTAGAGTTCACGGTAGACTTCATGGGAGCCATGAGTCATATTAATCGCTTAGAAAAAGGCAAAGATTTATTTTCTCAATTCTTAGAGGAAACGCAAGGGATAAAATCTCGTGTGATTGAAATTAACGGGATTGAAATCATTACTTTTGATCATGATGATGAATTAGATTAAATAAAAAGCCTCTCCAACAAGAAAGGAAAGATTATGAGAGCAAGGTCTCCAACAAAAGCAGTTGTTTTAACTAATTTATAAAAACAGCTATCAACGCAATGAACACAAGGAGTTACAGGCTTTATCTGTATTTCCGATGATAAGATATAGTTATCAATAGAAAATAAGGAATCAATACAATGAATCAAACACTAAATACACTCAATGAGCTGTGGATTGAAGCAGGCGAAAAAGTAGAAAATTATAATGATAAAATCAATCAAATGCTCAAAAATGAAAACTTCTCAGCTCAAACCTTAAGAGATTTAACCGCAAAGAGAGATCATGCACAAGCTCGTTGTGATGCACTTAGAAATCAAGTCGTCGAGGCACAAGCGACGCAAGTTGCTCATCTTCGCTCGAGCGGACAACTTCCCTTAGGAAATGGAGAAAACCAAACCGATCAATCTTTTATTTCAGATTTCAAAGCCTTAATGAGAGGGGATTCTAAAATCACAAATCTAGTCACTTCCTCTAAAGATGAATCAGGCGAAGCGGCTGGCTTAACCATTCCCCAAGATCTAAGAACTTCCATTAATGTCTTAAAGCGCCAGTATGATGTGATGGAGCAATATGTCAATGTTGAAAATGTAACTACAGCCTCAGGTTCTCGTGTTTATGAGAAATGGACAAATATTACCCCACTTACAAAATTAGATAGCGAAGATGAAACCATTGGCGCAAATGACGATCCCAATCTTAAGCTTGTTAAATATCAAATTGGGCGCTATGGAGGAATCACAACAGCGACCAACTCCCTACTTAAAGATAGTGCCGAAAACATTATGTCATGGTTGACGGGTTGGATTGCTAAGAAAGTCGTCGTTTCTCGTAATAAAGAAATCATCTCACTCATGCAAGCAGCCCCTAAAAAACCAGCTCTCTCTACTTTTGATGATATTATCACTATGATTAATACGGCAGTCGATCCAGCAATTAAAGCAACTTCTATTTTAATTACCAACACGAGCGGACTCAATCAACTTACTTTAGTTAAAGATGCGCTAGGGAATTATTTGTTACAACCTGACCCCGTTCAACCTGATCGCTATTTAATCAAAGGAAAACGAGTGGTTGAAATCAGCGATCATTGGCTCCCAAGTGCTGGAGAAGCAAGCAGCCCGCTTTATCCGCTCTATTATGGCGACTTTAAACAAGCCATGACTTTATTTGACCGTGAAAACCTGTCACTACTCCCAACCAATATTGGAGGAGGTGCCTTTGAAACGGATACGACTAAAATTCGTGTGATTGACCGCTTTGATGTTCAGCTTACGGATACAGAAGCCTTTGTGGCAGGTTCGTTTACAGCGATCTCAGATCAAAAAGGAAATATCAATACTGCAGCTACACCTACAACTACCAACTAATCATAAGGTGAAATAATAATGGACATTCATCATATTGAAGAAAAAACAAAAGAATTAAAAGCACAATCAATTCCTCTGGTTCAAGCCGTTGAAAAAACACAAGCCTTAGTCAATGAGTTAAGCACAAAACTTGAGAATATGAAAGTAGATAAACAACAGCCTGATATTGATGCGACTCTTGCACAAATGGCTAAAGAACGAGATGCTCGTGTTTTACTTGATGAACTGACGGAACATCTTACCAAGCAAAAAGAAGCACTTCATCAATTTTGGAATAATGAAGAAACCAATTATGCCATTAAAACTGAGGCTAATCGCTCACAAGAATACTTGAGCCCAACAGAATCTCAATTAATTGAGGGATTAATTGATAATACTTTAAAACGAAAATTAAAAGCTTATGGTAAAGAAGTGGAAGAAGCTCGAAATAAAGCCATTGAGATTGTGAACTATTTGAAAGAAAATAATTATGATCAGTCCGTTGGTAATGCCCTCCATCCGTTAGTTGAAGCCAAAAACTTTTATTATTTTAGAATGGCTCAGTTGATTAGTTCTACTTTTCAACATGAATTAATGGAGTATTTGCTTGAGGAGGGGCTGATTACAAATTATCCTGGCTATTATACTCCACGCCGGTAATAGCTTAATCATTGATAGTTAAAAGCTGAGAAAGCCCATATTCATCGGGTTTTCTTAATTATCTGAAAGGATTTATCTAATGAATGAGGTAGAGTTTAATATCAGATTATATCTTATAGGCATGATGAAATCATGGACGAATAGGATAGATAGCACAGACCGCCTCACGCCACAACGTTTTGTATTTAACGCCATGACAGAGTTGTTTGATTCATTGAGTGAGGATGAGATAGAGATGATCAGGCTTAGATACTTGAAACGCTTGACACTATCAGAAGTCGCAAGTCGTTACTCGATAACCGAGCGTACTGTTAGAAATCATACCAACCCAACCGTTAAGCAAGTGAAAGAGATTATCGCTAGAGCGACAGAAACAATGAATGGATAGATAGAAAAGAGGAAATAGCATGCCAATGACTGGACGCTGTCGTGAGCCTAACTGCCATGCTATGGTGATTAGACCACTACACTATTGTACTAAGCACGCTGATAAAGAAGCTGCATATCAAGCAAGCAGAGAGCGATGGACTAACCGCAATGATGATACAAAAAGATATAAGGACTATAACAAACGCAAGCGTGAGTATAGCGACATTAAAGTAGAACAGAATAAATTCTATCAAAGCAAGCAATGGAAGTCTTTACGTGATGTAGTAAGACGTAGAGATAACTTCCTTTGTCAGTACTGCAAAGCACACAACAGAATAAGAACTGGTAAGATAGTGGACCACATCGTGCCAGTTGAGTTTGATTTGAATGGTAAGACCATCATGGATAACTTGGCTTTCTGTTGTAGCAAATGCCACACAAGGAAAACTAAGTGGGAACAAATTTATTATGGAACTGGTTACGGAAATAAAACTAAAAATGTAATCCCCATAAAAAATGTAAAAGATGTCCCTGATTTTCAAAAATAATTTTAACACCACCCCCCCTATTAAACGCATTGGGAAAGCACACACATAGGTATCGTCTTGCGTGAAAACCCAATTTTGAAAATTTTTATATAGGGGGGGTCAAAACACTAAAACATTGATTTAATCACGTTTATAGGCAAAAAAAGGGAAAATTACTTCCCTTTCTTGCCTTTTTTTAGAGTCGTTTAGTACTAATAATACAGATACATTCACGAGGATTTGAAATCCGTGTAAACAATCTAGCTCACAAACCTAGGTTAATTAATTATTAAAGCAAAAGGCTTTGACCCATTTGTTTTAGTTATGGCTCAAACCCATAACAAATTTAATCGGCAGGCTTTTTTAAATTTTATTTTCTTTGAAGAATAGTGAAGCTACAATTATAACTAGCGCACAAATGGCAATCCATGGTAGGTTATCTAATGATTTGCTGGATATCATCATGTAAATAAAAAATATGAGAATAATTAATGCAATAATAATTGCCGATACGCTTGCAATAATAAAATATATCTGCAGTACTTCATCAGCGTTTTTGATTGGTCTATTCCCATGTAACCAGTATGATACTCCAGCCCATATTAAAGCAGCAACAATAACATAAAAAATGAACATATATAATTCCGCCTATAGAGTTAATTTAGTTATTTTAAGTATAGCATAAGTTAAGTTACTAGTTATCATAGGGATAAACTCTGATTTTAGTCAGGGCTTTTTTTATTTTTCAGAATATGATATACTTTTTAATAAAACTAAAAGTGGTGGTAGTAAGATGAAATTTGAAGGAACTTGGCTTGTTGTTATTATACTAAGTATTGAGGTTTTAGCTTTCGGCGAATTTGAGCAGTCTAATCAAATTCTTTTGATAGGGGGAATTTCTATTATATTATCTACACTATTTGAAGCTTCTACTTTAATTAGACACTTTATTAAAAAGCAAACTAAAACATAACCCCGCTTCGGCGGGGGTTTTTTTGTTTAATTATGCTATAATGCAATTATAAAATCTGGTCAGGGAGTAAAGTTATGTCTTTTATTGAAAATATCAAAGAAAAAAATCAATTTCCGATAATTTTTATTGGCTCAGGAATAACGCAGAGATACTTTGAGAATGCACCTCATTGGGAAGAATTATTATTAACGCTTTGGGGGAAAGTTCACGAAAGAGAGGGTTATTTTGAAGAATTTCATAAGTTGCAGAGTAGTGGCTTAAGTAACTTTGAAATTTACTTAAGAATAGCTCAAATATTGGAGAAGGATATCGATAATGCTTTTTATGAAAGAAAATTAAAGATAGAAAATATCGAGATTGAGCAGGCTCATAGCGGTTTATTATCTCCATTTAAGCAGTGTGTTGCTAATGTTTTTTCTGGATTAATTAAGAAAGAGAAAATGGATGATGAAATAAAATCTTTTGCTCAGATGCTAGTTAAAGCCAGATTTATAGTTACTACAAATTATGATAATTTTATTGAGGAATGCTTTAATCTACTAAACAAAAGTGTAAAAGTAAACGTTGGAAATAAAGGATTATTTATAAAAACAAATGACTATGGAGAATTATACAAAATACATGGTTCAATAAAAGATATAAATTCAATTTGTATAACTGAAAAAGATTATAAACAAAATGAATCAAAACTTGCAATTGTTAATGCAAAAATTCTGTCAAACTTGACAGAAGCTCCAATATTATTCTTAGGTGGACTAATGTCAAATATTTAGACACAAAATGAGCTATATTTTCTTAAAATAATTTTCTTCTTTCTGATTTGGAGTTAAACCATTGTTGGCGGAATGAGGATTATAATTGTTATAAAATTGTTCGATGTATTCAAAGCAAGAGAGTTGAACTTCTTGAATGGAGTGATAAGTTCTGCGATTAATTTCTCGTTGTTTAAGATACTTGAAAAAGACCTCAGTCACGGCATTATCATAAGGATATCCAGGCTTGGAGTAAGAAGCAAGCAATTGATGCTCATCTAATAGCTTTCTAAAGGAAGCTGACTTAAATTGACTGCCTTGATCAGAATGAAAAATGATTGGTTCTTTAGGTTTTCTTTTCTTTATAGCTATCTCTAAGGTATCACAGGCGAGTTTGGCATCAATTCGATCACTTACTTTCCACGCAATACATTTCCTTGAATAGAGGTCAAGAATAGCACAGAGATAAACATGTCGTTTAGGTCCTATAGAGATATAAGTGAAATCTGTTGTCCAAACTTGATTTGGGGAGTTCGGGTTAAATTCTTGTTTAAGCAGATTATCAGAAGAAAATACAGGAGCTTTCTTTGATTTAAAACGATGTTTGATGGTTGACATTTTAGGGAGTGTCATAGACTTGAGAAGTCTTAAGATACGGCCTTCAGAAATATTAACGCCATAATCACGCAGAAGAATGATTTTAAAAGCTCTCGTTCCAATTCTTTTCTTGGCTTTCATATAAATCTCAAG